ATCCCGGCGGCCACGGCAATTCGTGCAGTGGGTTACGCCTCGGTGGCCATGATTGCCGGGCAGACCCTTGCCGGCATGGCGCACGATGGTATCGACAGAGTGCCGGAAACTGGCACCTGGCTACTGCAAAAGGGAGAGCGCGTGGTAACCGCCAGCACCTCGGCCAAGCTGGATGCAACCCTGGAGAGGGTGCAGCAGTCCCGGCAGGCTTCCGCGGGTGGTACTTTCCACATCCAAAATTCATTCACCGGCAAACCAGATGACGCAACACTGATGGCTATCGACCAGCGTAACCGGCAGTTGGCAATTTCAATCCGTAAAGAAATGGCTGCCCAGGTTGTGAAACCAGACGGGGACTTTGGCCGGGCGTTGCAGTCCGTTTACCCGAACCGGAGAAGAGGATAATGGCAGATATTGTCTACCCACATGATTACCTGCCGATGCCATTGCAGGATGGATATGGCTTCAAACCTGTCAGCCCTCTACAGCGAACCGAAACAACATCCGGCCGCGCCCGCCAGCGCCGTAAGTACACGTCAACACCGACCATCGCAACCGTGAACTGGATTTTCACTAAGCATAACCAGGCTCAGTTGTTTGAGGCCTGGTTTCGAGATGCGCTTACGGATGGTGCCGCATGGTTTTTGATGAGGCTGCAAACACCGCTCGGCTGCCAGCAATCCTATAAATGCAGATTCACCGATATATACGAGGGACCGACGCTTGTTTCTCCAAAGTACTGGAGATACAGCGCGCAGCTTGAATTGTGGGAGCGACCAATGCTGCCGCCTGGCTGGGGATTATTTCCCGAGCTGGTGGCTGGTTCTGACATTATCGATCTGGCCCTGAATAAGGAGTGGCCCGAAGCATGACCAGTGCAGTTCTCAACCGGCTTTACGCATCCGGCGGCGATGAGGTGATTCTGGACACGCTGCAGATCACGGTCGGCGGACAGAGCTACTGGCTGACCCGCGGCTGGGACGACATTACCGTTACCCTGGAAACGGGCAGCAAGGCGACTTTCACCGGTTCTGCGATCGACGTGGCGCTACCGGCGAGGAATTCTGACGGTACGCAGGACTTACGGTTTGCCATCAGTAATATCGATGGCGTGGTGTCGACCGCAATACGCGCTGCGCTGGATAACCTTGCTGACGCATCATTAACGTTCCGCCGGTATGTTTCTACTGACTTGTCTGCACCCTCAGCCCCACCATTCACCCTGACGATAAAGGAAGGTTACTGGACGGCCACAGAAGTGCAGATCACCGCCGGCTATATGAATATCCTTGATACCGCGTGGCCGAGATTTCGCTATACGCTGCCACTGTTCCCAGGATTACGTTACCTGCAGTAGGAAATCATTATGTTCAATCCCGATAAATACCGTTCTGTCGAGTGGCAGAAGGGCGGCCGCGCTTTCCCCGCGCTCGACTGCTTTGGCATTGTTAACGAAATCCGGCGCGATCTGGCCCTGGCGCCATGGCCTGAATTCGCCGGGGTCACCAAGGACGATAATGGCCTTGACCGGGAGGCGCGCGGGCTGATGACCGACCTGCAGCGTTGCGAGCCTGTGCCGGGCGCGGGCATTGCATGCTATTCAGGATCTGTGGTGACGCATGTCGCGATCGTCGTGGAGATTGACGGCGTGCTGCATGCAGCCGAGTGCAATCCCCGTACTAACGTGACCTTCCTTCCGCTGGCGCGTTTTGCGCGCCGCTTTGTCCGCGTGGAGTACTATCAGTGACGATACGAATCTTTCCTTCCCGGCTGCCTGGCGAGCCACTGGAAACCCACCTTCATGAAACGCTGACAATCAGCGCCTGGTTGGCACAGAACGTTAAGGGATGGACGCCAGAACAGCAGCACCCTATAGCGGTGGAAATTGCCGGTATTCCTGTTCCGCCAGTTGAGTGGCCACTGTGCACTATTCGCTCTGACAGTGATGTCCGGATGTATCCGGTGCCTTACGGCACCGGTGTGGAAATTGCGCTATGGGCCGCTGTTGCTGTTGCGGTCGCTTCTGCGGCGTACTCACTTTACATGATGAGTACTATGCAGACGGGGGCCGCCAGCCAGCCAGGCAGCGGTGACCAGCTCGATCTCAACCCGGCGAAAGCCAACATGGCAAAACTCGGTGACCCGATACGGGAAATCTTCGGACGGTACCGCGTCTGGCCTGACTATGTCATGCAGCCAGTCAGCCGCTTCGTTGGCGAAACCAGCTTCGTTACCAGCATGTTTGTCGCTGTTGGCGTTGGAAGTGTCTCTCTACCTAAATCCGATATAAGGATAGGTAATACACCGATCTCTGCCTTCGGTGATGATGTGACTTACACCATCTATCCACCCGGCGCGGACGTTTCTTCCGACAGCCGGACAGAGAACTGGTATAACTCGGGCGAAGTTGGCAATACCACATCAGGCACCGCTGGTCTGGATCTGGGCTCGAGCGGTCCACAAACTGTCGGTATTAGCGCGGACGCGGTGCTGGTCAGTGGCAACACCGTTACGCTCATATCAACGGGCAGCAGCGATGAAGATGCAGACGTACCGGAATCATGGGCTGCAGGCACAATTATTACCATTGAGGCCCCTGCCTCATGGAGCGTCACGAACTCGGGCGGTTACAACGTCATTTACGGTGAAATGGACGAACTGTCCCCAGTGGTGGGCATGCCAGTTAATCTGGGCTTCAACAATACTGATTATGACCTCGTAATAGCGAGTTACACCCCAGGGGTTGCTGCTGTTCCTGGCGTTGGCGGCTCGGCGGCAAGTGTTCTGGCCAGCGCTGCTCCTTCGGTTTACGATTACTCCACAGCGCCGGTGACGTTCAATATTACGTGGCAGGGAACAACGTGGTCGGTGTCGCTGCTGACAAACTATGTGACCATGAGCGGGCTGGTTTCAACAATCACGTCCCAGCTGACAGGTTCCGGATTGATCGCGCGCGACAACTCGGGTCGAATCGAAATTGCTGAATCTTCCAGTCCCTTCTCAGGCGATACAATTACCCACAGCACCCTGCCACAATCTGCGTTTGGGGATACACCAGTCAGCACGCCGGGCGTTAAATCGTCTGGCGGAACACCTGAAGTTCGCGCCCACATAACGCTTGCCTACAACAGCGCTACTGGCAAGCCGTTCACAGGGATCCCGGCGGGTACACAGCGCATCTCAATTGGTTACGCCGACAACAAGTACCGCATTACTGACGTGGACAGCCAGACGATTACTGTCGAGCGCGTTTTAATTTCCCAGGTACAGCAGGGGATCCCACCTGCCACAGTTGAAGTAGTGACCGTTGACAGCACATGGCCCGGATTTACTGACCGTACTTTACTGGATGCCAGTATTACCGGGGTAAATGATGACTATGACTGGGTAGGCCCGTTCCTCGTTTGTCCTGATGGTGAAACCACAACCCGGTTTGAAGTGAACCTCAATTTTCAGAACGGGCTGGTTAAGTACAGCGATAAAGGGAACAAGAAGAATAAGACCGTTGAGATCATCATCCAGTATCGGGATGCGACTACTGCTGGTGAATGGACTGAACAGGTGTTGAGCTGGAGGAGGAAAACCGAAAATCAGATAGGGTTTACCCGGGCATTCGCCGTTCCTGCAGGACAGTATGAAATCCGCATGAGAAGAAAGGAGCCGGTAGCCGGCGGCAGTACGCGCGATCAGGTTTTCTGGCAGGCGCTTCGCTCCAGGTTGTCGTCGCGCCCGCGTCGCTATCCAGGTATCACGACAATGGCTCTGACTGTCAGGACCGGTAACCGCCTGGCTGCGCAGTCAGACCGGCGTATAAACGTCACTCCCACCCGACTTTATGACGGGCATGCCTCACGCACGATCAGCGGGGCGCTGTACCACGTTCTCGAATCACTCGGCTTTAAGCCGGAACAGATTGACCATGCAGCGATCGATTCGCTGGAGCAGAACTACTGGACGCCCCGCGGTGAGACGTTCGACTGGGCAGCCGGTGACAGTAAATCAGCACTGGAAGTACTGAAGATCATCGCCGGGGCGGGGATGGGCTACTTCCTGCTGTCAGATGGCCTGGTGTCCGCCGGGCGTGAAGGGGTGAAAAACTGGACGGGGATGATCACCCCGCAGGAAACTACCGAAGAACTGCAGACCGCTTTTAAGGCGCCGAGTCAGGATGATTACGGCGGGGTCGATGTCACCTATATCAATGGCACGACATGGGCTGAAGAAACTGTTCAGTGCCGGTTGCCCGGGAACCCGACGCCAGTGAAGGTGGAGGATTACAAACTGGAGGGTGTGGTGGATAAGGATCGGTCGTACCGTATAGGCATGCGCCGCCTACTGGGTTACCGCCTGCAGCGCCTGCAGCACACGACCAGCACTGAAATGGATGCGCTTTGCTACCAGTTTATGGACCGTATCATCCTGTCCGATGACATTCCTGGCAGCCAGACGTTGAGCTGCCTTATAACCAACATGAGCTGGGACAATAGCGCAATCACGCTGACCCTGAGCGAACCACCAGACTGGAGCTTTCCAAACCCGCGAGTGGTGCTGCGCCACCAGGATGGCCGGGCTTCAGCGCTGCAGGTGCCGACCCGGATTGATGATTACACCCTGAGCATTCCATACAGCGCGGCGCTGGCACCTGAGGAGTGGGAGATGGACAGTCCGTACATTGAGCCGCTGTGCCTGCTGTTCTGTT